ATGGGCAACATTACCTCAGGTCCGTTCGGATTCCTCCTAGGGTTACAGGTGGGATCTTTCTTGTGGACAAAAATACAAACAATAGGGCAGAGTGCAGACTCGTGGTGGACTTCTCTCAGTTTTCCAGGGGCCATACCAGGGTGCATTGGCCAAGATTCGCAGTACCAAACCTCCAAGCACTCACCAACTTCCTGTCCTCCGACCTGTACTGGCTTTCCTTGGATGTGTTTGCGGCGTTTTATCATTTACCTCTTGCTCCTGGCGCTGCTGCTCATCTTCTCGTTGGTTCTCCTGGATTGGAAGGGTTTGCTTCCGGTATGTCCTTTTCCTCCTGGGGACTCTCAAACAGGGAACATTCGTTGCAAGGCATGCATAGGCTCTGCACCCGAGACTCCCTGGCCACCCTTATGTTGTTGTACCGTTCCATCGGACGGAAATTGCACCTGTTGGCCCATCCCGTCATCATGGGCTTTAGGAAGCTACCTATGGGAGTTGGCCTTAGCCCGTTTCTCCTGGCTCAGTTCACTAGTAGTCTGGCTTCAATGGTTAGGAGGAATTTCCCCCATTGTATGGTGTTTGCTTATATGGATGACGTGGTTTTGGGGGCTAAGAGTGTGGAACATCTTGAGTCAGTTTATGCCACTCTTGTTCCTACTCTTTTATCACTTGGTATACACCTAAATCCAACAAAAACCAAACGCTGGGGAAAGACCTTACATTTTATGGGCCTGGAAATTTCTTCCATGGGCTCTATGCCACAACAAAAACATGTTCAGAAAGTTCGAATGATTCTCAGGTCTTTGCCCACTCATAAACCTTTGGACTGGAAAATTCTCCAAAGGCTAACAGGTTTATTGGGGTACCTTGCTCCTTTTACTGCCTTTGGTTATCCTGCTTTGATGCCTTTGTATACCGCTATTGCTCACAAGCAAGCTTTCACCTTTGTCCCCGCTTATCGATTATTCCTCGTTAATAATTACACACACTTGTACTTTGTCCGCCGTCAGCATGCAATGTCTTGCCAGGTGTTTGCCGATGCAACCCCCACTGGTTGGGGCCTGGTTAATTATTATTCCGGTCGGATGGAAGGAGGAACTTTCCAGTCACCCCTTCCTATCCATGTCGCGGAACTCATTGCTGCCTGCGTAGCTCGCTGCCGGTCAGGGGCTCGCGTTCTCGGCGTGGACAACACAATCGTGTGTTCCCATCGATTTACACACTTCCCATGGCTGCTCGCCTGCGCTGCGAATTGGATCCTTGGGGACGTGTCCTTCGTCTACGTCCCTTCCACTCTGAATCCGGCGGACGCGCCGTCTCGCGGACTGCTCGGCTTCCGGACCTTTCCACCTCCGTTGCCGTTTCGGCCACACTACGGGCGCGTGAGTCTCTACGCGGAATCCCCGCCTGTCTCACCTCGCCTGAAGGCCCGTGTGTCCTTCGCTTCACCTGTGCGGACTCGCGCCGATGCATGGAGGCCGCCATGACTGGACTCGTGCCCGCTCTGCTGGCGCGGCAGCTGGGTTTTGGGACTTGGCAGCCCGATTTGTGGACTTTGCGCCTACGTGATCTGCTATTGGTGGAATGGGAGGAGGAGGGTCTGACGCCCAGGTTATGTACATATCTTGTAACAGGCTGCGCACATAAAACCTTGCACACCCGCTGACATGCATCTTTTTCACCTGTGCGTTCTCTTTTGTTCCATCCCCACTGTTCAAGCCTCTAAGCTGTGCCTTAGATGGCTTTGGGGTATGGACATTGACCCTTATAAAGAATTTGGAACTACATCTCAGCTTATCTCTTTTTTGCCGTCTGACTTTTTTCCTGCTCTGAATGATCTGGTCGATACCATTCAAGCGCTCTATGAAGAGGAACTTACAGGTAGGGAACACTGTTCCCCTCACCATACGGCCCTTCGTGTGCTCTTGAACTGTTGGGAGGAGTCAGCTAGAATGGCTACATGGGTTAGAGCCAATGTGGAAGGAGCCCCATTGCAGGATGCCATTGTGGCTTATGTTAATTCTACTGTAAGTTTGAAATTGAGGCAACAAATGTGGTTCCATCTCTCTTGCCTCACTTTTGGACAACATACTGTCTTGGAGTTTTTAGTATCTTTTGGCACCTGGATTCGCACACCTGCACCGTATAGGCCCCCCAATGCACCCATTCTCTCCACTCTTCCGGAGCATACGGTTATCAGAGCACGGGGAGCAGCGCGTAGACCTGCTAGGTCCCCCAGAAGACGTACTCCCTCTCCTCGCAGACGCAGATCTCAATCTCCGCGTCGCAGACGTTCTCAATCTCCAACTCAGTCAAACTGCTGAGCCGTGGGTGCATAAATGGGGGTCTTTGACAGGGCTTTACTCCCTCAAGGAACATGCTTTTAACAAGGAGTGGAAAATTCCTTCTTTTCCAAATATCCATGTGCCTGCTGATTTTATTTTTAAGGTCTCTCAATTGTGGGGTCCTTTAACTAAGCATGAACTCCGCCGTCTGAAGCTACTTTTTCCTTGCAGATTTTTCCCTAGGCACACCAAATATTTTCCTCTTCAGAAGGGTATAAAACCTCGATACCCTGATTATTCTCTTCACCACTTTCTGCTCACTGCATTATACTTGCACGATTTATGGACTGCGGGAATCACTTACAGACGAGAATCTTATCATTCCATTTCTTTTAATGGACAATTATACCCCTGGGAACAAAAACTGCACTTGAGCCATGGGAGCCAATCAGAGCATTCCAAATCCATTGGGGTTTTTCCCTCGTCACAATCTAGACCTGACGGACCCCGCGGGTACTTTGGGGGATTTCGATCACAATCCCCTCAAAGATCCTTGGCCCCAATCCAGCCACCAGTCCCGTGGTGCTTGGGGGCCAGGCTTTGTTCCTCCACATGGAGGTCTCTTGGGCTCTCTCAGTTTCGCAACCCAGGGGGTGGTGTCCGCTCAACCAATCACCAATCCTCCTCCTCGCAAAAAGGGGAGGGGTCCAACGCCTTTAACTCCTCCTGTTCGCGTTACGCATCCTCAAATGTCGCCAAGCAGTTGGAGACAGAAGTACGGTTATCTCCTTCTGCCCAAGACAACTGCTGCACCTGGACCTACTTCGCCACCACAGACTACTGTGGCCCCTACTGCCTCAAGCACCTCGTCTCCGCCGTTGACGATTGGGGCCCCTGCCGCCAGG